CCCCCGGCATACGGTGGAGAGGATCAAGGGGCTGCGGAGTCTCCAAGGCTTTCACACTGACGGAGACACGACCTTTGATGTTTACTGCACCCACTGCGGTCACGGGCATCTAGGGCGTGGGCCTCTGGAGTGCGACAACCGCGACCCCTACCCGAAGTGCCCCGGCACTTTCCGCGCTCCCGTTGAGCCTGTGCCTGTGTGTGGGACCTGTGAGGGCCGCCTTACGGTCTTCGTGGGTCGCCCTGGAAACATGTGGGCGAGCCCGGCTGGCGGCACTTTCCACTCTCCCGAGCCCGCCCCTATGGAGGGTGAACGCAATGAGTAGCCCTATCGGTAATCCCAGAGCCTGTCCCGAGGTCCCCGAGGACCTTGTCAAGTATCTGATCGCCACCAACCCCGTCCGTCCCCCTCAACTCACCGAGAGTGAGCGGGAGATCTTCATCGAAGTTGGGCGGCAAGAGATCATTGCGTGGCTCAAGCACAGGCTCGACTACCCGGCCGCTCCGGGCTGACCCACCACCACCCAGTAGACCAAAGGGGGCTCTCTTAGAAATAGGAGAGCCCCTTCATTCATATGTGCCTATCCTCCGGACCCTCCCTACCTACCGCCGCCCCCGCGCCCCCGGCCTCGCCCGACGCGCCCCAAGTGCTGGACCAAAAGGTAGCTGGAGCGCCCCAGGAGACACATGACGAGCAGCTTCTGGCCCTACAGTTGGGTCTCAACCAACTCCGGATCCTGCCGGGCACGTTTCTTACAGGAGGTGATCAGTAATGGGAGCAGCAACTGAACTCTGGAATAGCCTTGAGGCCCATAGGCGCAAGTTCCTTGAGCGCGCGCGGGTAGCCGCAGCGGTTACTGTTCCCTATCTCCTGCCTCCCGAGGCCCACAGCGATGGCGACTCGCTGGATGACCTGTACACCTCCCTAGGCTCCAAGGGTGTGAACAACCTAGCATCCAAGCTGATGCTCTCTCTGTTCCCCCCTGACGCCCCCTACTTCCAACTGGAACCTGAGGCTGAAGCCTTCGCGAACATCCCGGACGAAGAGCAAGTCGAGATTCTCGAGACTCTCCGGGACATGGAAGACCTGATCACCCGCGACCTTGAGTCCCGTGGTATCCGACAGGCCATCTATGAAGCCCTCCGCCACCTCCTAGTAGCTGGCAACGTGGTTCTCCATGTCCCCGACGAGGGTCCTCCCAACGTCTTCGGGTTGGACCGCTTCGTCCCCAGAGGGACGCCAAGGACAACATCCTACGTCTGCTACTACTCTCAGTGGTTCCTAAGGACTCCGTACCGACCAACACTGACACCCTCCCTACCTCTTTCCTAGGAGGAGATGAGGAGATGGTGAATGTGATCACTGATATCAAGAGACTCCCTAACGGAGAATACCAGATCTCTCAGGAGATTGGTGACAACAAGCTGGAGGCTACCCGAACGGTCTCCGCTGATCGCCTTCCTTATAAGGTGGTACGCCTCAACAAGATCTCCGGTGAGGCCTACGGCCGTGGGTTTGTGGACGAGCACATCGGTGACCTCCAGACTCTTGAGGGTCTCGCTCAGTCGCTGGCCGAAGGCGTGGCGATCTCCGTGGATGTCAAGTTCCTTGTCGACCCTCAGGGTCTCACGGATCCGGCTGACCTCGAAGCCGCCGCTAACGGGGCCTACATTCCCGGCAGAGCCGCTGACGTAACCGCTGTTCAGGTCGGGAAAGCCTTGGACCTTAGTGTCGGCCGACAGTTACACGAAGAGCTGACCCGTGAACTGAAACAATCGTTTCTACTCATCTCCGGCATCCAGCGTAACGCAGAGCGCGTGACCGCTACCGAACACCAGAGCCTCGCAAGGGAACTGGAAGCCTCGCTCGGCGGGATCCACCCGACTCTCACCGCTGAACTGGCGATGCCCCTGATCATGCTCACGATGGCGCGCCTAGAGGAGGCCGGGGTTCTCCCCGAGCTTGAAGAAGGCGTACTGTCTCCCCGCGTAGTCACCGGCGTAGAAGCCCTCGGACGCTCGCAGGAGTTGGCTCGCCTCCAAGTGGCCTCACAGCTACTCCAAGGCCTCTTCGGTCCTCAAGCCCCAGGTCAGTTCCTGAACCTCACCGCTACGGCCGAGAAGATCTTCGCTATCACTGGCTTCAACGCCAAGGGTCTCGTGAAGACCGAAGAGCAGCTACAGGCAGAGCAACAGGCCGCTCAGCAGCAGGAGCTTATGAACAGAGCAACCCCCAACTTAGTCAGCGAGATCGGTAAGACCTCTCGCGAAGAACCCTCTTAGGAAGAAGGACACACATGGAAACTCCACAGACACCAAGTAACCCGCCCGTCCCCGTTGTCCCCACTGCTCCCGAAGAGCGCCCCTCGTGGCTCCCGGAGAAGTTCTCTAGCGCAGAGCAGATGGCGATGGCCTACGGAGAGCTATCGCAGCGTCTAGGTGCCCAAGGTGGCGCTCCCGCTGTCCCCCCTGCTGCTGCCACCCCTCCGGCCGCCGCTACTCCCCTGACTCCTGCCGCACTCCCGCCCGCTACTCCGGTCCCTGACGCAATCGGCGGACTCGCCATCGATACCCCTGCGCCCTCCACGGACTTCGGCAAGTACGACCGTGAGATTCTCGCCACCGGTGTCATCTCCCCCGAGTCGCGCGCCCAGATCGCCGCAGAGTTCAAGGTCCCAGAGGCCTTCGTGGATTCCTATGTGGTAGCCAAGAAGGCGGAAGCGTCTCAGGCCGTGTCCCAGCTAGTCGCCGAGGTCGGTGGCATGGACAACTACAAGGCTCTCCAGGAATGGGCGGGCCAGAATCTCAACGAGGCTCAGCGAGCTGCTTACAACTCCCAGCTGGGCCACAAGGATGCCGATGTCCGCTCGATGGCCGTGAAGGGCCTGTACGCACAGTCACGCGCCGGTAAGGGTGATCCCGAAGCAGGGCTCGTCCCCGGTTCAGCTCCCTCTGGAGCCCCTGCCTTCGCTCAAGGCTTCCGCTCCGAAGCGGAGTTCCAAGCTGCTCTTGCAGATCCTCGTTGGCACACCGATGAGGCCTACCGAGCAGAAGTCCAAGCCCGAACCGAAGCAGCCCTCCAAGCCGGAGCCATCACTCTCTAATGCCAAACCTCATGTCGAAACTCATCCTGACCCTCCTCGCCATCGTCACCCTCACCGGCTGCTGCTCGTCCCCTGTGGACGTCGACCTGTCGTATCTCGAAGCTGACCGCAAGACCTACGAGACGCTCTCCGAGCCCCTCCACGCAATGATCGGAGATCAGCTACTGGAACCCCTGTCGATGCGCTCCGAGAATCCGTGGACCTCCCTCCCCTTTAGCGACCAGGACCTGATGGCTCTTGAGGCCGTCGTTGAGTCCTGGCAGATCCGCTTGGAGGGTGCACAGTAATGGGACAAGCCAAACTAGATGCCCTCAAGGGGATGGCCGAGGCTCAAGCGAAAGCGCTCATCGCGGAGTCCAAGGGATTCTCGGCGGATATCGTCGTGGTCGCTGAGAAGTGCCTCAGCCTTCAGATCTTCGCGGCCTCCCAGAAGATGCTCGGTATGAATACCGTCCTCCTTGAGAGGGCCATCGAGGCATCCTACTACAATCTTGCCGTTGGTGGCAAAGCGTATGCCGCTAAGAAGACCAACAAACTGTTCAAGGACTTCGTGACCGGCGCTGTGAGCATCCTGCTCGACGCTGCTGGACTGAAAGCTCCTGCCCCCAAAACCACCTCTGGAGACTTGGAGTAGCCAGAGGAGCCGAAGAGACGATAGGACCACTGAGGTTTGCCCTCCCAAGGGAGGATAACACTCGCTCATGTCCCTGAGATTCTGAGAGGCGTTAGAAACTGAAACCTAACTCCAACACACACTAGCCACATGGCATTTCCGCAAACCATTCTTACTAACCCTCTGGGTCAGGTCAACCTTGGTGGTTCCGACCTAGCCCTCTTCCTCAAGATCTTCTCCGGAGAAGTGATCGGACGCGCTAAGACGTTCACGATCATGGACTCCAAGGTCACTAAGCGCGTTCTCAAAGGCGCGCAAACGGCTCAGTTCCCCGGCATCGGTGAGCTGGGTGGTGCCTACCACGCCCGTGGTCAGGACATCCTCGACGAAGCTGCTACGAACCCGATCATCCAACAGGTGAAGCACGGTGAGCTGACCATCCAGGTCGACCGCCCTCTCATGTCTGCTGTTGGTGTCGACGACCTCGAATCGATTATCAACCACTATGACGTTCGTGGTCCTTACGCTGATGCGTTCGCCAAGTTCTTCATGGAGCGTTGGGATCGTGACGTCATGCGTCTGATCATCAAAGCTGCTGCTAACCCCGGTGACAACCTCGTCACCACGGACCACGATGATGGTCTGGTGCTCACTGTCGCCAACTCTAACGATCAAGCTTCCGAGCTTCTCGTTGCCCTTGAGCAAGCCGAGCGTCAGATGGACGAGACGAACACCCCTTCTGCGGGTCGTTACGCTCTCCTGAAGCCTGCGCAGTACAACCTGCTGACTGGTCCTTCGGCTGCTCTCCTTGACCGAGACTTCGGTGGGGACGGCAACGGTCGCGCGCAAGACGGCACGATCATGCGGGCCTGGGGCTTCGACATCATCAAGTCGAACTTGGTTCCTACTGATGACTCCACTGGTGAGTCTGTCACTGGTCAGAACGGCGAGACCTACATCGCTGACGCACGTCTGACTACCGCTATCTGCTCCGCTCCCGGAGCCATCGGTGCTGTCGAGGCCATGCCTCTGACGATGAGCACTGAGAAAGACTGGAAGACCCGTCAGGACGTCCTGATTGGTTCTCGCGCCACCGGCCTTGGTGTGCTTCGCCCTGAGCGTTGCATCCAGATCCGCTCCGGCACTCCGGCCTAGCAAATGACCCCCTGATCCTTAGCGGTGGATCGGGGGGTGTCCTTCCTCCTATACCGTTGGGACTCTCAGAGATCGCTCTGGGAGTCCCTTTTTTTCTAACCGCGCTCGCACACCCCTCGCACACCCCCTAGGTACTCTCATGGCTGACAATCCCACACTCCCGTACACCGGACAAGTTGCTGGTGATGACATCGGTGGCATCCTCTTTCAGCAGATGAAGCTCAACTATGGGGGGCCGGACGAAGCCAACCCGGTCACGGAAGACTCGCCCTTCCCTGTCACACAGGGTCCTCTGAATGGTCTCTGCACCTCCTTCGAGGACACGGACTTCACCGTCACTATCACCCTCGATGTCAACGTGGCCCTCGGGCGGGACGCGCGGTCCCTCACGGTCTCCTGTGACGGTCCCGGCAGCTTCACCGTGGCTGTCTCCAACGACGGCGTCTCGTACTCCCCCGAGAAGACCATGAAGAGCGGTGAGGACTTCGGGCTCGACGGGCTTCGGGTTGACAGCGTGCGGCTGACATACGTCACGGACTCCGCGTACCGGGTCGTGGCCCACTAATGGCTATCCGTCTCAGCAGGAGAGCCCCTCAGCACGGCTTCGCAGACTACAACGATACCGCTACGGCTATCACGCCCATCACCCTCACCGGTGACGACTGGATCGCCCTGACCAACGACGGTCTCGGGTCCTTCACCAACACGGCGTTCCTCCCCTCCGGAGTGACGAGCATGAAGACAGGCAACAAGGTGGACTGCTCGGAGCTAGACCTTGGCGATCACCTCATGTTCCGTCTGGACTTCACGGTGACACCGGGGACGAACAACCAGCTCCTTGAGCTACGCCTCACCCTCGGGACCGGAGGGTCCGCCTACACGCTGGAGACCACCGTCGGCCGCATGGATAGTGGGTCGGGCAATCCCTACCACTTCTCCCTGGTTCCGAACGCAGTCTACATGGGTGACGCTAACACACGCGACAATCTCATCGGCATCGAGGTTCGCACTTCCGGCAACGGCACCTGCGTGAACGCGGGCGTAGCCCTCCTGGTTACCAAGCGAGGCTAGATGTCCTTACTCCTCCTCTTCACTACCCCCTCCGCACTCGAAATGACCACAGAACTAGAAGCAGTCAATCAGATGCTCCGGGCTACCGGGCAGACACCCGTCACTGCAATCACCGCATCCTCTCCTCGACAGGTGCTGCTGGCGCAAGCGGAGTTCCTGTCCGTGGTGAAGAAGCTCCAGACCATCGGTTGGCACTGGAACACCCTGCGGACAATCTCCCCGGCACCCGACGGCGGTGGTCAGATCACGGTCCCCAGCACCTACTTGGGAGTGGACACCGACCCGATCGGGGCAGACCGCTGTGAGAACATCATCCTGGTCGGCCTTGAGCTGTTCGACGTCCGCAACGACACCAACGTGTTCTCCTCGACCCTGGAGCTTGAAGTGATCGTCGAGCGGACCTTGAGCCAGATCCCTAACTCCTTCATGGAGTGGATCATCGCAGAGGCCACCAGACGCTTCCACGCGGCCACTCACGGCGACGCAACGCGAGACAGGGAGCTGAGGTCCGATGAGGCCACGGCACGCGCACAGGCCCGCGCAGAGAACATGAGGACCTCGGACTCTAACGCTCTACGCCACAACCGAACCATCCGTCGCAACACCTTCAAGTTCCCTCTCTAAGCCATGTCAAGAAAGATCCTAGCGCAAGACTCGATGGTCCAAGGTGTCTCGCAGCAGCCTAAATCTGTGCGGGGATTCTCGCTGGCGGAGCGGCAGGAGAACTTCGTGCCCCACCCCGTCAAGGGGATGACCAAGCGACCGCCCGCAGTCTACGGAGGGAAGCTGTTCGACAAGACCTACAGCTTCAAGGCCCACAAGTACGACCGCAGCGAGTCGGAGCGTTTCATCTTCACGGTGGGCACTCAGAATCTCCAGGCTTTCGGGACGGATGGCGTGGAGTACCCTGTCGAGGACATCACGGGTGACATCCCGGTGACCGCGCAGGACGGGCTAGGGTACCTGGATTTCCGCAAGACCACCAGGAACGCTCTGGGTCAGCTGGTGCCGGTCAATGACATGATGCCCCTACTGTCCGAGTGGACAGCACACGGTGGCACCACGATGACCACGAGCATCTCCACGACGGATGTCGGCCCTCTCGGATGGGGCCACTGGACTGACCACGAGCTTCTAGGAGCCACCGGGAACATCAACGTCTCCCTCTCCCCCACCTTCTCCCACACCGGTGACTCAGGGGTCCACTCGGATGCTGACGAGCTACAGGCCACCTACATCAAGCTCATCGCGGGTAGCCCCCGCACCTTCCTCCTCGGCTGGTTCGACAGCGTAGCGTGGCAAGAGGCCACCTTCACTTGGAGCGGCACGGCCCTAACGATCACCGGGGAAGACGCTGGGATCACCGGAGGCTTCGAGACTCTCGGGGGTGGCGTATACCGCCTCTTCGCCTCTATCGATGTCTCCATGACCGCCATCACCCCCGGAGCCACTGCGGTGTCCCTACGCCTGAGAGCCGAAGGCAGCGTCACGGAGACCTTCCAGACATGGGGATGGACCCGACAGCTCGCCGACGTGACCCTCCAGGATTATCAGGAGGACGTCAA